TGGCCACGCAGAACGCTGGCACCGTGGCGATCACGGGCGGTTCTGTTCTGGCCTCGACGGCTGTCGGGTTCAACTCCACTGCCGGTATCGGCGGCGCGGTCACGCAGGACACCAGCAAGTCCACCACGGTTATCCTGAACAAGCCGTGCGGTCAGATCACCATGCACAACGCCAGCCTTGGCGCAGGCGCGCGCGTGAGCTTCACGCTGACCAACAGTTCCATCGCTGCCACCGATGTGGTAGTCGTAAACATATCCAGCGGTGCAACGGCAGACGCATATGGAGTTACTGTCACAGCCGTGGCTGCGGGGTCGTGCCGTATCCAGCTTGCCAACTTTTCGGCTAGTCCTCTCGGTGAGGCATTGGTTTTGAACTTCGCAGTCATCAAAGCCATCAACGCATAAGGAGCTAGTATGGCACAGTATTCGAACATCGGAGGTAAGTCGGGCTACGGCGGCTCGAAAGACCTCAATAAAGAAGTGGATCGCGCCAACCGCGCGAACACCATGTCTCGCACCTACGGCACTGCGTCCTTCAGCGATGGCGGTGTGCGCAAGACCACGAACTCGTACCGGGGCTCGACGCACTACCAGAACGGCTCGACCCAGTACAAGTCTTCGCCCGGCTCGACCCAGTACAAGAACTCTCCGGGTTCGACGCAGTACAAGAACGCCGCTGGCGGTTCCGTGGTGAAGAACGCCGAGTATTCCACTGTCGGTCCGCGCGACAAGGGCAAGGTTGCCAAGACGACCAACCCCTATTCCGGCGGCAAGCAGAAGTCCTTCTCCGAGAAGTTTGCCGAAGAACGCGCGGCGGGCAATCGTACGTTCTCGTGGAATGGCCGCTCCTACACCACGGCACTGAAGGGCGAGACCTCGACTACGCGGAAGGCGGCACCCAAGGCGGTGACGAAGGCTGCGCCGAAGGCGGCACCCAAAGCCGTGGCCAAGCCGACCGGCGGGTTCACGGCTGGCAAGACTACGAAGTCTTCCATCGGCAACTCCATTGGTGCGTCCAAGGGTACGGCACGTAACAACGCCTTGGGGCGCGGCGGCAAGAATGATGTGGCGGGTCCGACCAAGAATGCCGCTGGCAAGAATGCGTCTAGCGCGTCTAAGCCCAGCAACGCGTCCAAGAGTGTTTCGTCTAGCCGTAACGCCGGTTTCGGCGGCAACAACAAGAAGAACTGGTAGGTGACATATGAAGGGTAACGGTTACAAGATGGGCCAGAACCTTGGCACCCCGCGTGGCAAGGGATACCGGATGGGTCAGGGAATGACCTCCGCACCGGGTACGCCTGCCAAGCGTGACATGGCCGCTGTTGAGCAGCGCAAGGCTAAGATGAAGCAGAAGATGGAAGGGGTCAAAGCCAAGGTTCAGGCCGCTAAGGATCGTATTGGCGCGATCAAGCAGGGCGGTATGGGTAAGCCCAGCATGCCTACGCCGCGCCCGAAAGCACCCACCCCGCCGATGAAGGCCCCCACCCGTGGTCGCCCGATGGCCGGTAACAGGGGCGGTATGAAGTGAAGGTCTGGCTTAAGCATGTGGAGGACGGGTCCGTCTATGACTGGCACCCGATCCTCGCCAAGCATCCGAAGCTCCGTGAGGTGACGGATGAGGAACTGTTCCCCGAGAAGTACGCGCCGCCGCAGATCGTCGCCAAGATGGAGGAGATCAAGGCCAAGCGTACGGAGCAGCTTGCGCTGTTCACGGACATCATTCCCGAAGACGAGGCTCCTCCGACCAACGAGGAGCTTAACATGGAAGTGACCACCCGTACGAGGAAGCGCGGTAAGTGACACCCTCTGAGATCATAGCCGAGTGCCGCCGACTGCTGAATGATACGGTTGAGCCGTACCGTTACAGCACCACGATGTTGCTCGGCTATGTCAATCAGGCGCTCAAGCGTACGGCTGTCCTGCGGCCCGACCTCTTTGGTACGCTGGGCGAGATCACTACCACGGCGAACACCCCGATCCAGTCACTTCCGGTGGATGCGCATCGGCTCATCGACTTGTTTCAGGTCAAGGGCGGTGACGCCCTGACCGAGATCGACCGCGAGACGCTGAGCCGCCATGTGCCCGCGTGGATGACCGAGACCGGCACGCCGGTCAACTACATCCGGCACCCGCGCAACCCGACGAAGTTCTTCCTGTACCCGGCTCCGACTGCCGGGATCGTGCTGATCGGTGAGTACGCCACCGCGCCCGATGACGTTGCCATTGACGATGAGATCGTTCAGCCTGCGGCCAGCTTCTTCGGCGCTCTGGTGGATTGCGTCATGTTCCTCGCCTCGTCCGTCGATGACGAGCATGTGAATAGCGGGCGCACCAAGGTCTTCCTCGACAGCTTCACCCAGCAGCTTGGCGTGTCGCTGGAGAACCGTCCGCTCAACGATACGAAGCAGGCCGGGCTCAGGCCGAACAATGCTGTTGCTGATCTCGGTGAGGTGTACTGATGGCGACCAAGACTTTCGCTTCGCTGCTCCCGATGGTCGCTCCCAGCGTTCCGGGCGCGCCGCAGCCGCTCATCCTCAAGCACATCCGTGACGCCGCCATCCGCGCCTGCGAGACCACGCTCCTGTGGCGCTATGCCGAGCCGCCGTTCGTCCTTCAGGCCGGAACGCACGAAAACTATTTCCGCAAGCCGGTCGATACTACCGTGCATGCGGTCTTTCGCGCATCCTGCAACGACCAGCCGCTCGCGCGCGTGTCTCTGGAAGACGCACTGGATATGTACCCGGCATGGGCGCAGCGGTTCAACGGGCTGAGCGGCAGCGAAATCTGGGCGCTGACCGATCCCGATACGCTCAACGCCGAGGAATTCAACGAGCAGCTTTTCAACGGCGACACGGACCTTGTGCTGCCGCCCGAAGCCGTGGAAGGTGGCGGGTCGCCGCGTATCATCACGCAGCTTAACCCAGACAAATATGTTGTCCTGCCCTTTCCCAACACCGAGCAGACTTATACGCTGAAGCTCTTCTATGCGCTGAAGCCGTCCAAGAGCGCGTCCGCTATGGACGAAACCATCATGGACGAACTGGAAGACGTGATCATCCATGGTGCGCTGCAACAGCTTCTGGTGATGCCGAAGGTCGTCTGGAACGAACCGGTTCTGGCCAGCTATCACGCCAAGCAGTATCTCAAGACCGTGACCGAGCGCCGCGCTCGCGCCAATCTGGGTAATGTCCGCGCTACCCTGTCGGTGCGCTACAACGATTTCGCATAGGGGGAATAGGTGGGTATCGTCCTATCCAATAACGCCGCATCGCTACTCGCCGCTGACATCACCGAACTGTCGGCCACGATGAGCGTCACGCCGGGCGAAGGCATTCTGTTCCCCGATCCCGGCGCAGGCGAGCATTTCTACTGCACCATCGTTGATACCGATGGCAACATGGAGATCGTCAAGGTCACTGACCGGACCTTCGACGTGTTTACCATCCTGCGCGCGCAGGAAGACACGCTGGCCAAGCCGTTCGTTGCCGGTGCCCGCGTGGAGCTTCGCGTTACGGCCCAGTCGATCCTCGACGCCGTGGATGCTGCGGTCAGCAGCCTGACGCTGAACTCCTTCGGTATCACGGCCACGCCCGCCGAACTCAACACGCTGGATGGCATCACGGCGTCCACTGCCGAGCTTAACGTGCTCGACGGCATCCTCGCCTCGACTGCCGAACTCAACATCCTCGACGGCGTGGTGGCTGCCGCTTCCGACCTGAACAAGCTGGTTGGTCTTGTCTCCACTTCCTCGGAACTCAACAAGCTGGCTGGCACCACGGCCACGACCTCGGACTTCAACAAGCTGGCGGCTGTCACCGCCTCGGCCACGGAACTCAACAAGCTGGCCGGTGCCACCCCGACGACTGCCGAGATCAACAAGCTCAGCGGCTTGACGGTCACGACGACCGAGATCAACCGCCTTGCCGGTGTCACGTCCAATATCCAGACGCAGATCAACAGCTTCGCCACCTTCCCGTCCGGGTCCATCATCCCCTACGCTGGCTCCGCTGCGCCTACCGGCTGGCTCCTGTGCGATGGGCAGGCCATCAGCCGCACGACCTACTCGACCCTGTTCACGGCTATCGGCACGGCTTACGGTGCGGGCAACGGCTCTACCACGTTCAATATCCCTGATGCGCGCGGGCGCGTACTGGCTGGCAAAGACAACATGGGCGGCGTTGCAGCGAACCGCCTGACCGGCACCTCTGGCAGTGTAGCCGGTGCCACCCTCGGTGCTGCTGGCGGCACCGAGACCCACCTGCTGACGGTCAATGAACTCCCGGCCCACGCACACGACATCACCTACGACCGAGAAACGCCGGAAGGCGGTTCCGGCGACAACGCTGCATGGAGCCTGCGTGCGACCGGCGGTGCCTACACTGGCACGTCTTCTTCTGTCGGTGGCGGTGCCGTCCATAACAACGTGCAACCCACGCTGATTGTGAACTACATCATCAAGACATGACCGCAATCAAGATCACTAAGTTCCTCGGCACGGCCCCGCGCAACAGCCCGGAGCTTCTGGCCGATACGGCGGCACAGGTTGCACGGAATACCAAGCTGTATTCTGGCGACCTGATCCCGTATCCGCAGCCGGTCATTGTCGATAACACCAAGCGCACCGGCACGATCCAGACGCTCTACGGCCTGCGCCGCCGAAACGATAGTTCCCAGATCGCGTGGCTGTCGTTCAACAACTTCGTCAACATCGTCACGCCTGCGACTGACGAGCTTGAGGAGCACCGGTTCTATTACTCGGGTGACGGCAAGCCGAAGGTTAGCACCTATGATCTGGCGGTGGGCACTAGTTCCGGCCCGTACCCCGTTGGCTATTACGATCTTGGCCTGCCGCTGCCCAAGACCAAGCCGACCGTTACGCCGGTCACGTTCAGCGCCGCGACCGCGCTGACCTACTCCCGCGATGCGGCAAACATCGTCACGCTGAAGACCGTCGAGCGGCATAACCTGAAGTCGGGCGCTGTCGTCTCGGTATCCGGCTTCGCCTATCGCTATGGCACGTACAGCCGCAGCGGCACGACGATCACCGTCACGATCAACAACCACGGCATCACCACGGGCGGCACGATCTATCTGGAGTTCACCTCCGGTGGCGCGACGACCAACAGCTATGTCGTGACTTCGACGGGCGTCAACACCTTCGTGGTGACTGACACCGTATCGGGCACGATCAGCGGCAACGTGAAGTGGGACATCCGCGACCTCAACACCATTGCTGAAGTCGCCGTCATTGACGACTACACGATCTCCTATTTCGCGCCCGGCCCGCAGGTCGCCACGACCACCGTCACCAACAGCGGCACCTACACCCAGTCGGCCAGCTTCACCGCGACGATCACCAGCACGAACCACAAGCTCGCCACTGGCGACATGGTGTATCTGCGCTTCACGTCAGGCACGGCGACCAGCGGCACCTATCCGATCACGGTCACTGGCACCAACACGTTTACGGTCATCCTGCCGGTCAGCGCGACGACCAGCGGCAACGTCGAGATTTTCACGTCTGTCGGCAAGGTCGATCTGGGCGACCAGCTTCAGGCCCGCACATATGTCTTTACGTGGTACACGCCGTGGCGCGAGGAAAGCATCGGCTCCGAGCCGACCGATCCGGTCTATGTCCGCGAAGGGCAGGTCATCAACGTCACCGCGCTGCCGAACATCAGGCCGACCGGCAACAACAACATCGCCGGTATCCGGCTGTACCGTTCGCTGGCGACCACCACAGGGAGTAACTTCTTCCTGCTCAAGACCCTGTGGTTCCCCGCGCCTGTTTTGTCGGTCAGCCGCACGAGCGGTGTGGTCCGTGTCGTCATGGCCCAGTATCACAACATGCTGGTGGATGACCGGTTCAAGCTGGTCTGCGAGACGGACCCGACCTTCGACATCACTGGCGGTATCGTCACCAAGATCGTCAACGCGACCACGTTTGAGTTCAGCCAGCCGGGCGACGACACGCCGAGCACGCCGGTCACGGCCACCGTCTATTACGATATTGCCGAGAAGAAAACCAACACGGCCCGGTACTGGGGCGATGGTGGCAACTTCACCTTCATTGACGACTTCAACTTCCGCAGCCTGCGAAACGTCCTGACCTCGACCGAATACGAGATGCCGCCCGAGAACCTTCAGGGCTTGACGGTCATCCAGAACAACATCCTCGCTGGCTTCGTCGGCAACGACCTGTATTTTTCCGAGCCGAACCAGTACCACGCATGGCCCAGCCAATACCGCCGCTCGCTGGAATACGACATCGTAGCGATCTCGACCTACAGTGGCCTTACGCTGGTGCTGACCACCGGCTACCCGTATCTCATCGAAGGCAACTCGCCATCGACCCTGATCCCGCAGAAGCTCCCGGTGATGTATCCGTGTGTCAACGCACGTTCCGTGGTGCAGACCAGCTTCGGCATCATCTGGTCAACCCATGACGGTCTGGCCGTGTTCAGCGGCGAGGGTGCGCAGCTTCTGACCAAATCGGTCCACCACAGCGATACGTGGAATACCTGCACGCGCCCGGCCAATCTCGTCGGCTCCGTGTTTAAGGAGAACTACATCGCGTCCTGCGGACAGGCAGCCCTCACGCTGGAAAGCGTCGAGACCGAAGGCACCACGGGTCTGTCGTTTGTCGATCTGGACTTCGCCTTCAGTGCTGCATGGTATGACGCGCGCGACCACGCGCTCTTTGTTGCGCTGGGCGAAGACGGTGACGTGTATCGCATTGATGACCTGACCCAACCGGCGATGACGATCCGCTGGCGCTCCAAGGTTTTCGTCACGCCGATGCCGGTCAATCTGGGCGCGGCGCGCGTTGTCGCGGACTATGACGGCGAAGGCGAGAGCCCGCTGTGGGAAGACATCGAAGAAACGTGGGAAACCGCCGACTTCCTGTGGAACGGCGGCTCGTCCATAACCTTCAACCTCTACGTTAACAAGCAGCTTATCTTCACGACCGAGCGCACGGACAGTGGCATCTTCCGTCTCCCGGCTGGATATAAGAGCGATACGTTTGAGGTTGAGGTATTGAGCGCCCTGCGCGTTCGTTCTATCCATATCGGTGACACACCAATTTCCTTGGCGACAGTGTAATGGCCCGTTTCGTCGGCGTACCCTCCGTTCCTCTGACCATCGACCCGGCAACGGCGCGCATTCTGCTGTCGCTGAAGGAGAACGTCGAGCTTCTGACCGGGCAGCGCGGCGAGACGGACGCCGCCAGCACGGCGCTTCTGGCCGGTACGATCACCGCTCCGACTGCGAGCAGCACGTTCCAGACGATGACGGCCCGTGGCGCGGGCGTGGTCATCAACAATGTCGCCGTGCCCACCGTGACCGATTATCTGAAGTTGTTGCAGGACGTGAGCCGTCTTGCCAATGATGTCGCCACCCTGCGCACTGCGCTTAACACGCTCATCGTTCAGTTGAGGAGCCAGCAATGAATGAAGTCACTCCGGGGCTGACCGGCTTACTCAATATGTCAACCATTATGACGCCGCCGGGCACCGTGGCGTCCGAGAACAACACGCCGCAGTCTGGGCTCACGACATCCATGATGCCGTCCTACGAGCTTGGCGGCATGATCGGACCCGGCGGTCAGCCGATCCGTCCCAATATTCCCGGTCTACCCGGCCTGTCCGGACCCTCCAACGGCGGCATGGGCTTGCAGCAGATGGAGCTTGAGGCGAGGCGCTTTGTCCAGCAGAACCCCCAGCAGGTCGCTGAAATCCGTGAAGCCGTCCAAGAAGCGTTGTCTGACGGCGACATCACTATGGATCAGGTTAAGGTCCTCTCCAATATGGCGCGGGTGGCACTTCAGAACCCGGAGATGTACCCACAACTCAAGCAAGCCATACTGAGCCAAGGCATCATGGAGCAGGACGAACTCCCCGAGGAGTTCGATCAGGGCGTCATGTTCATCCTGCTGCTCATCGGCCAGATCGTGCAAGACCCCGCACAAGGCGCAATGCCCCCCGGTTCGCCGGGGGTAGCTGCCGGGGGTGGTACTGGGGATGCTGTCGCCGCTCCCCCCGGTGCTGCTCCCGGCAGCGCCCAACCGTCTGGTGCGCCCGTGCCGATGGAAGAAGGCATGCCGACCATGGCTACCGGCGGTTCACTTCCGCCGCAGAGCCCGAACCCCGATGGCTCGATACCGATCAAGGCACACGAAGGAGAATATGTTATTCCGTCTCATGTCGTGCGCGCTAAGGGTACGGAGTTTTTTGACAAGCTCGTACAAACCTATACACAGCCGCAGGAATAGAGTAGGATCACGACCATGGGGCTTTGGAAATCAATCAAGAAGGCCGTCAAGGGCGTTGGAAAGTTCGTCAAGAAGAACTGGAAGACCATCATTGGCGTTGCTGCTGCGGTTGCCATCCCGTTCGCTGCCCCCGCCATCGGCGGTCTGCTCGCCGGTAGCGCCTTCCTGTCGAGCGTAGCTCCGGGTGTCGCCAGTTTTCTAGGGAGTAGTCTGGGCAGTGCCGCCATCGGTGCTGGTCTGGGCGGTATTGCTGCCGGTGCGACCGGGCAGAACCCGCTGCTGGGCGCAGCCCTTGGCGGTCTCGGCGGTTACGCAGGCGCGGCTGGCGGTCTCGGTAATATGTTTGGCGGTATTGGCGGCGGCGCTGCGGCTCCTGCCGGTGCTTCCTTCGTTCCGGCCACGGGCGGTGTGATCGACATCGGTGGTGCTACTGTGAATGCGGCCACGGGTCTTGCTGCGGGTGGTGCATCCGCCGCTGGCGGTCTGTCCATCAGTTCGCTTGCCACCAAGCTGGCGACCAATCCGCAGGCGATTGGTGCTCTCGGCCAGTTGGCCACCGTGATGTTCAACAAGGACATCACTGAACTGACCCCCGAGGAAGAAGCCCAACTTAAGGAAGTCGCGGCGCAGGCAGCGACGAACCGGGCGCTGTTCGAACAGAAGGTCATGGAAGCCCGCAAGGTCATTCAGGCTGGCACGCCAAACCCCGAGCAGGCATATGCCAATGCCCGTTTCCAAGTCGAAAGCCAGATGGACGAGCAGATGCGCGGCATGCCTGCCGGGCTACAGGAAGCGGCTGGCCGCAAGGCGGCTATCGAAGGGGCCAAGGCTGGTACGCAGGGTGCTGCGGTCGACTACGTACAGGCGATGAACACCCGTCAGGTCGGTCTGAACATGATGCCCGACGAGGCTCCGACAGGATACAACCAGCTTGCCATGCCGACCTACAATTCGCTGTACGAGCGGCAGAACGATTACAACGAGCAGATGAGCAAGGCCGTGGGCGGCTTGTTTGGTGCCTTGGCTTAAGGGGGCGTAGATGGCCGCACCGCGTGAATACTCTGGCCGTGGGTATATCCTTGGCGGCGTGACTGACGAGACCCCGGATTGGCTGGGGTCTTATGATGCTGGCGTACAGTCTGCGCAGCAGCAGACCCAGAACCGGCTGAACCAGCAGGAAACTCGTCAGCGCATGGGTGAGAACGCGGCGGCTGAAGCCCGCCGTGCCAAGGAGTTCGACTGGAAAGTCGAGGATCGCCAGAACATTACTGACGCCTCTGGCATAGCGCAGTTCCCCGGACCGCAGGCTCCGACTGGTCCCGGCCTTGGCCCGATGGACCCCATGGTTGTGCCGCCTGCGCAGGCACCATCGCCCAAATATGCTGACGAGCTTGCACCGCCTGCGGCTACCCCCGGCCTTCAGACCGGCGAGAATGGCGCGATCACGCGCGATCAGCTTCTCCAGTTGCTGCCCGAGTGGGCACGCATGGAGCAGGCCGAGGGCCTGCCGCCGAACTACCTCGAAACCATTTCCATGCTGGAAAGCTCCGGTGGCACCAACACTGGTTCTGGCCGGAAGTACAACGGTATCTTCCAGATCGGCCCCGAGGTCGCCGCCGACTTCGGCGTAACGCCTGAGCAGCTTAAAGACCCGCGTATCAACGCACAGGTCGCCGCCAAGCTGGCTGGTCGCAATGCGCGCCAGCTTCGTGAGGTTCTGGGCCGCGAGCCGCAGCCGTGGGAAATCTATCTGGCGCACCAGCAGGGTGTGGGCGGCGCGATGGCGCTGCTCCAGAACCCGAACATGAGTGCCATTGATGCACTGACCATCGCCTATCGCGGCGACCGGTCCAAGGCGCAGCAGGCCGTAACCCAGAACGGCGGCAACCCCAACATGACCGCTGGCGAGTTCGCCCGGCTTTGGGCGCAGAAGTTTGGTGGTGCGCTGCCGCAGCCCTTCACCGGTCAGCCCGGTGTTGCCACGGACGGGCAGGTTCCCTTTACGCCTGATCCGAACCGGTCGGACCTTGCCAATGACTTCGGTGCAGCCAGCGCCCAGACCAATGCGGACTTTGAGATCGGCACCATCATCAAGTCGCTTACGGATTTCAGCGGTGGCGGTGGCCGTACCAACGCGATCCAGCAAGGGCTGGCCTACGCCTTCGGAGAGAGCGGCGAAGCTGGCCGCATGATGGCTGCCAACGAGACGGCGGATGCCGCTCGTTCTTGGTATATGTCGTCCGACACGCAGGCGTGGCTGCGCGGCAATCCGCAGCTTCTTGCTCAGGCCAAGGCCGATCCCGTCGCGTTCTTCAACCAGTACAAGGATCAGGTCGCACCGGCTGCGCCCGAAGCGCCCAAGGGCGATCTCCCCGCTGGCTTGCAGGAAACGACGACCGAGACAGCCGCTGCCCCCGTGGCTCCTCCTGCCGACCAGCAGGCCGGGCTCCAGACTGCGCCCGCGTCTGACGCCGAGTTCACGACTGCTGCGCAGAGCATTGCTGGCGATATCGTTCCGTCCGTTACCCGCGACGAGTTCGCAGGCGTGACCGCACCCGGCATTGGTTCCATTGCCCAGCAGATCATGCGCGCCCCGCCCGGCCAGACGGCGGCGCTCCCCGACAGCGGGCTCTACATTGCCGAGCCCGCCAAGATCGAAGCGGACCTGCTGGACCTCCAGCAAGGGCTGAGCATCCTGCGGAACCAGTTCGACATGGCGGTGAAACTGCGCAACTTCGAAAGCATCGCTACCATTCAGGATAAAGCGAAGCAGATGAACGCGCAGGTCACGCTGCTTCAGAATATGCAGTCTATCGCGGCTCTGGAAGGCGGTGACACGAACCAAATTTCTCAGACGCTCTCCCGTCTTACGAATGGCCAGACGCGCATTCAGGAAGTTCAGCCCGGTGGCATGTATAACATCTACCAGAACGGACAACTTGCCTACCAGAACGTGCCGAAGGAAGCCCTCGTCGCCTCGCTGCGGTCGATGTTTGATCAGCAGTATCAGGCCATGGTCGCTGCCCGTACCAAGCAGGCCGACGCCATTGAGATGGAACAGGTCAAGCAGGCCGGTCAGACCGACATGGAAGTCAGGAAACGTCAGGCTGATATGTACAAGGAACTGGCGATCAAGCGGGCCGAGCAGCAGTACAACTCCGACCCGCGCAACCAAGAGTACAACGCGTCTACGCAGACCGGTCCGGATGGCAATCCGATCCTGTTCCTCACGCCGAAGCGCGGCGGTGGCGCACCGCAAATCTGGACGCTTGAGGCCGACATCGGTGTCGATGGTCAGCCGGTCGTGGATGGTAGCGGCAATCCTAAACTTAGCTGGAAGCAGCAGAATACCGGTGGTATCAGCGCCGTACCGGTTCAGTAAGAGGGCGACATGGTTGGACTGAAGGAACTCGACCAGTTTGATTACGGCGTCCAGTACCAGCGCGGTCAGCCGAGCGTAACGCAAGTCTCCGGTATCGCCGGGCTGGCGTCTCCTGCTTCGCTCAACATTTCCAACGCCACGCAGAACTCGCTCGACGATATGCGGCGCATGGGCGAGATGCCCGCTGTTCCCCCGCCGCCGTCTCCGACACCCGCTGCTACCAAACCTGTTCTGGCGATCAGCCGATCCACCGGAAAGATATGGGCGAACGGCAAGCTGTTCACGACTGACGATGCGCAGGGTGCCATCGAAAGCGAGCAGTTCGTTGGTGGCGCACCAGTTCCTGCGCCTGCTGCCGAGGCTTCCGACTGGGAGCCGCTGTCGATGGACGCGTACAGCCAGCACCTCCAAAAGATCAAGAACCCCAGCCTTGGCACGCTGGCGTCGAAAAACTTCGGCATCGGCGTTGACAACGCACAGATGCTCGCGGGCTATGGTCTTCAGTTCCTTGGTGCCACGGAGACCGGTCAGGGTATCGTCCAGCAGCAGCTTCAGGACATCAACAAGAACGCGCCGTATCAGCGCAACTTCACCGACATTGGCTCCGATCCAAGCCGGGGCTACCTCGACTGGTTCGTTGCCAATCTCGCCCAGCAGGGTCCGAACCTTGTGGAAAGCGTTGTCACGGCTGCTGTCGGTGCAGGCGCTGGTGCCCTTGCAGGTGGTGGTGCTAACCCGGCGACCGCCGCAGGCGGTCTGCTCACCTCGCTCGTCGGCAAACAGGCATTCAAGCAGAGCCTTCTCGCTGCATCCAAGAAGTACATGGCGGGCGAAGCCCTCGACGCCGCCGAGAGCAAGCTGCTTCGTGAGGCCGCTGGTCTGACTGCCGCTGCGCGCAAGGAATTGTTCAATAAGATTGGAACTGTGTCGGTAGATACCGCCGGTAACGCTGTGCGCTACGGTGCTGATGACGCAGTTAATGCGGCTAATAAGATTGTCGGATCAGGTGCTGCAAACGTATTAGCAGGTGGTCGCCAGCAGGCGATCATGGGCGGTGCCGCCCTCGCCACCGGCTTGCAGAAC